TTCTGATTTTTTCAGGTCATTGTTGCGATCAATTGCTCTGCGATAATTTAAATCTGCTTCAGCAAAAGCAAGTTCTGCTTCTTTGCGAGCACGAGAGTTAGGTGGAAGATCTGAAACACGAGCAAGAGTTTCACGGGCTTTTTCTAAATCTAAAGCAGCCTTCTTTTCTGATATTGCAGCATCTTCAGAATCAAAACCTAGTTGCTGTAACTGCTCGATTGCAGTTTCTCTGGCATCTGCCAATTTTTCATACGCTGCAAGTAAGTTTCTTTGAGCTGCCTCTTCTGATTTTACAGAAGATACTGTCTTTTTAGATGCTTTAGTTCCAGCTTGTACTGCTTTAGCGACCCCAGAAAATGCTAACTTTAGTGTCAGCGCTGCTTGACCTGCAGCTGTAAATGCTCCAGCTAAAGTAATTAATGCAGGGGTTGCAGCAGCTCCAATTATTGAAGTAAGGGAGATAAGACCAGTGCCAAGAAGACCAATAACTCCGCCTAATGCTGTAAGCGCTGGCTGTAGTACATAACCTGCTCTTGTTAAACTAGTAAATCTTTCTCTTGCAGCATCTACACTTGCTAAAAACCTAGGAGTAATAAAATTAAAATTATTACCAGATCTGCTAAAACCTCTATTTACTCCGTCAGATATATCTTTTCCAGCTTTTTCACCAACTCTATCGACACCGTTGAAAGCTTTCTGGATATCTTTTTCAACACTAGTAGTGATGGCGCGAACTACTACATATGCATCACCAACAATTGCCATGCGCCATCACCTCCTAATCTCTTAGCCCAAAGGGGCATCTAGTGTGGACCCAAACGGCTTTTCCATGTCTGGGTTAAAATCTGTTGCTGGAACAAACGGCTTCACTGCCTGACTGCTTGGGTCAAACGGTGTGATGTCGCTGTAATCAAAATCTCCAACAGAGTTGTCAAAACCTGAGTTTTGACGTTTCTTAGTTGTTTTATATTTATAAGTAGTTTCATAGAAATCCTTATAAATAATTTCTCTTACTTTTTCTTTGACGTCAACTTGTTCTGCACTAGCGACGGAGGTAATATCATCTTCAAAAATTACATGGATAACGTCTAACATGTCTGACATTTCCATAGAAGATAGTTGTAGGCCGCTCATTAGTGCTTTCCCGTTAACATAAGGCCAGAGATCTACTGCCCACTCTGCGAGTCCTCTAGCCCCGACGTAGGACGGCTTGAGTACTGCTCGACCAACCAGGAAGTGATTTCACCTAATTTTTCTACAGTTACAATTTTGCTAGGGTCTTCTACCAGGTTTAAAAAACGTTCAAAACTTTCTGGTAGCAAAACCTTTGCAAAAAACTTGTCAATAAGCGCAGTTGCCATTCCGTTTGATTCAGAGCCTGAATCTGCAACCATGTCTAAAAGAACTTTACCTTGAAGAGCCGTTTTGCATTGGAAATCTTCTCCATAAAGTTTAAAAGACAGAGGTTGCGTGTTTACATCACTACCACTACCAAAATCCTTAAACCTATCTGTTGTCATATTGATATTCCTCTTTTCTCATTTGTCTTTTTATTTACCATTTTTTATAGTAAATATTGTTCCTATTTTACCAACTTTAAGTTATCTGATAGATAGCGATTTGCCTTAGTTCCAGGGTGCATAACAGATGTTGCGTATATAACCCTTGAACCTCTAACAAATCTGAGCACTTGCGCCCTATCTGGTCGAATAATATGAGGCTTAGTGCCTTGATGGTGTAGCAAAGCGTAGTCCAAATTAGAGCCAATTTTCACATATTGACCCCTAGAGTCTCGTAAATGTCGCATATGAATAGATGAGCGAAGTGCTCCTGTTCTTACACCAACTTGGGTTTTAGCAGCGGCCATTAGTAAACGACCCTTTTTTGCTAAGTATCTGCCTACATCGCCTTCAGGAGAGTTAAGCATAAAATCTAACTCTGCCTTGCGAAAGACTACTGTTGCCATTTTATGGAACCGCTGCAGTCAGGGTCAGAGTTACAGTTTGAAAACCGCCTTCAGGAGCCTGAACCTCAACAGTTGCAATAACTCCAAGGCCAAAGCCAGAGGCCTCCCATGTGTCCAACTGAGAGGCACTATCTAGTAAAATCCATGCATCATAGGCAGCAATTTCTGAAGCACTTTCTATTGTTTCAGCAGAAGGTGGTCTACCGTTTTGACCAACTACTGGAACTGCTCTTGACACAGAGACATTAATTGTCGCGCTCCTTGGGTCGCTACATCTGCGAGGCTGAGTCGCTTCATCACCTGGGGCACCGACATACATCTGTACAAAAGAAACAACTACCTGTTCGCAATCAACTACTGGTTGACCTAATGTGTAGTATCTACGCAGAGGAAGCGGCATAGTATAAGAAGCGTAAGATGTTACAACTTGAGTCAAAACTGCATCTAAAAATACAGCAAGATTTTTGGCACTGCTACTGACAGTTGCCTTATTTATCGATGTTGACATTTGTCTCTCCTACTTGTTGTACTAATCCTACAGTGTATAAATCGGCTCTACTCTTGTGTAAAGTTCAAATGATACGTTTGCTGTAAGTAGGTTAATTACTTCATCAACAGTTGGGTCTGCTAGGCTAGGTCGAGTGCAATAGATGTCATAAACACCAGGCTCTCTTGGACCAATAATATCTAATATTTGACTATAAGTTGGAGAAATAGTTATTATTCCATTAACACGACTGAGGCTAATAGAGTTTTCTAAATTCTCTGATTTTGTGTAAGAATGATCAGATACAGTCAAAGAGACTTCCCATGACCCGTCATCTTCTAAGAAACTTCCATTTATCTCACTTAAATAAAGAACTAGCGATGAACCAGAAGTAAGAACTTTTAGGTCATAAGGAGTCTCTGTTAATTGATATGGCTTAGGGATAGGACGACGTGCTCTAGGAGTGTCAGGGCTAAATACCTTTGCTTTTGCTCTTGCTCGGTCTGGATTAGTTGTTTTTAAAAATAGGTCTACAGCATATAAACCAGTTCTAAGTTCATCAATAAAATCTTGATTATCAAGAATTGTATATGAGACACCTTGGCGAGCAACAGATGTCACACGTTGGGGAAGAGCGCAAGTATCATCATTTTCATATAATTTAACAAGTTCGATGGCAAGTAAGCGAGCAGCAGCTTTTCCTGCTATTGGCGGAGGTGTTCCATATGAATAAGTGACTTCAACATTAGAAGATGTCCAGCCAGCTCCTGGAGTAGCAAGAATTGTAGAGTGCTCTACTAAATAATAATCTTTTGGGTCTATTACGACGCCATTTCTATCTCTTAGAGTGTGAACTCTTATTACTTTACGACCACGAAGGCGTACACGAGTGCTTGCAGATGTTCCATCGCCTGTAAAGTCATCTTGTTGATAAGGTCCTGAACCATTTAATCTAATATTTTCAACATTTCCTCTAATTAAAGTAGGAGAGTATGTAAGGATAGATGCCCCGGTGCGGATGTGGGGATCATAAGAAGATATGTATCGCTCAGTAACAGTTGTTATGCCAGAGTATTTTCTTCCAGACATGCCCCAAAGTAGGTACGAGGCTGTTTGTACAGCATCATATGCATACTGAGACTCTGCATAAGTAGAACCAAGTTCGTTAACATCTACCCAAAGATTACCCATTATCTACACCAATCCTAAAAAGTAAGGGCGAACAACGGCTAGTTGTATCAATGATACGACCGACACGTCGTTCGCCCTTCTCTCTACTTATATTAAGAGGTTGGATCCTCTGATGAAGCGATGATGAAGTCAACAGTGTTATCAGCATTGTATGAGCTGCTACCAGGTACGTTGTATGAAGTAGTAGATCCTTGAGATGTGAAGTCTGTGACTGCCCAGTAACCGTAATCAACAAATGCACTACCAGTATCAGCAGCAGAGGTGATAGTTCCGCTTGTTGCAGTGGTATATGTGAAAGTTGTTGTTGTTGGTACTGTAGTAATTGTCTTAGTACCGTGAAGTGCAGAGTTTCCGTTGGTACCAGCAATAGTTACAGTATCTCCTACACGGAATCCGTGAGCAGTAGATGTTGTAATAGTTGCAACAGTTCCAGTACGAGCAGAGTTACTAATAGTCTTAGTAATTTCAGGATGCCACTCGTAGAAGCCCTTTAGGCCAGTTGGTGCCCATGAATCGCGAGCGTATGAATATGGACGCTCTGCTGCAACTGGGAACTCCCAGCGGCCGTCTGGACCTGCATCGAAGAACTCATTTCCAAGACCGTAGCCTTCGAAAGTGTTTGCAAGTAGTCCGTTTTCAATTACACGGTCACCTGATTGACGCAACTTCACATATGGGAATACCCAGTGGAAGTATGGACGAGTTGTTGCACGCTTTCCATCCTTTACAGCAAATGACCAAACTTCAAGAGCAACGCCGTTTCCAGCAGGGTCATCTCCAACGGCTGGTGCGGCCCAACCAATTGATGTGCGATCTGGTGAAGCAAATGTTCCTAGATTCTTACGAAGTAGTAGTCCGCCTGCTAACAGAGCAGTGAGTTCTGTGTCTGGCTCACAAATTGCGAGTTCCAGAGTAATTCTTTTAAGAGTGTCGGGGGCTTTGTAGGAAACGCAAACTGTACCGTTTGCTGACTTCTCTACGATTTCATCGCCCTCTTCATACTCGGGTGTAAATGATGTGCGAAGGAACGCCGAGGTTGTGTAACTATCACCTGGTTGGGTGAGTAGGTTACCTGAGGCGTCCAGTCTAGTGACTCGGATCGCCACACCTTGGACGCTTGCCGCGTAGTCCTGAGTGGCCATACCAGTATTCTCCTTTAGTTGTTTTTACTTGTTCTTATTTTACGCTGTTAAATCAACTCTGACTGCCAGATATATTGATTTATCGAAGTAGACTGATGCTGCTCTAGTTGCCTTGATTTTCATATCATTAGCATTTCCAGAAACATCATAGCCTTGAGCTAGATTATCGTTTACAACCTCTGATTCTCCGAGTAATACTCGAACAACTCCAGTTGCATACATCCATTTATTGGTATCTGAGGCGGTTGCACCAGTTACACCAATAGGCCCGTTACCTGAGTAACCAGAGCCAACCACGACTGGGGTACCACCTAGTGTTTGTAGGTGCTCCTTATTTTTGTCATGGAAAAGCATATTGCTAGTAGAACTTAAAAGTGTTGCAGTATCACGGGTCATGTGAATAACACCTTGTTCTCCAGCAGCTGAGGTTTGCCCAATTTTATGCTCTAGAAGTGCTAAAGCACGACGTGGAGAAAGAGCAGTTCCACTGTTAAGAACTGTTGCACCAGAACCTCTTGTTAGATACGGGTTACTTAATGATTCGCCAACTGCAATGGCTCCATCCCATAGTTCGAGCTCGCAAGCATGTTGGCTAATTCCATCTAATTGACGAATAGCACTTGCAAATCTATCTTCTCCTGCAAGGTCAAATGTAGATCTTTGATCTTCAACTTCAATAAAAAATGGTTTATGCTCTGTAAAACGTGGTGACGCTGGGTCAGAAAAAATCACTTCACTAGTATTGCTAGTCTCATCCCAATTACGACCATAATTTGGACGTGTTTCCCATTCCTGAGAAAAGCCACGAACCCATTTGTCTTCACTCTCAGGAGATTCTGGCTTAGCTACTACGAAAAGACCAAATGCAGAAGGTACTATTTTCGGAGCTTTAAATATTCCACTGAAAGCCATATTATTCATCCCTAACTTTAAAAATCAGTTTTTTGTTTTGTATTGGGAGCGCCCATTTCTGAGCGCTCCCTCTACAAGATTTACTTCTTGGCTTAGTACTCGATTGTTGCTGCAGTCAATCCACCAAGTGTATCGCGAAGAGCGGCTGCTACTCCGTTTACATTGATAGTTGATGTTACCTGTAGAGATTCGACGCCAACAAGGGCAACGTTCTCAAAGGTTTCAACGAACATCTTGTAGTCGTTTGTGCCAACAAGTGTTGAGTCACGGATAACTCCGAGATCCAAAGTACCACCGTCAAGGAACAAGAATGATCCTTCAGAGAACAAGTACCAGACGAATGTATCTGGGAACTCATTCATTGCGCCAGAACTCTGTGCAGCGAAGTAAGAAGCTCCACCTGCAGTATCTAGAGCGAATGTAGCGTTGATTCCGCGAGCTGCAATATAAGCATCAATCTCTGCATATGCATTGAGAGTTGAATCTCCAGGCATTTGAAGAGTTAGATCTGCTGCCATTGCGTCTTTAATCCATGCTGGAATAATTGCGCGAAGTGGAGCATCTGCATCTAGACGGTGACGTGAACGGTAAGCAGCAGAAGCGCGACCTAGTTGTACTAGGAAGTCACGACCCATTCCAATTACGGAAGTTGAAGTAACTGCTGTTGATGCTGCACCGATTTTTGCCATAAGATTTCCTTCAGCCTCACGAGCATGCTGAATTAGACCAAGCTCATTGTGACGAGCGATTAGTTCAGGATATGCACGGCTTAGAAGGTTACCGAATTGTAGTTGCAGAGTAACAGCATCAGTTGAAACAGTTGTCTCAGCTGCTGCAGCTACAGTCAAGCTTAGCTTTGAAGCTGGGCTTGGTGTTTCTGCTGAATCGTTAGCAGCAGTCCATACACCAACAGCGCTAGCGTATGAGCTAAGTACTGGTGGAGTGATGTAGCGGATACCGCCACGGTCTGCCTGGAAACGAGGTAGTGAATCGCGGACTGGGCGCACTGCGGAGCCAATACCGAAGATGTCATACTTAACCTCGAAAGGTGCTTGATGTCCACCAGAAGCAACAAGTGCCTCAGGTCCGACTACAGCTTGAACCTTGTCCCAGTTAGCTTGTGCATCCTGATTAAGGGTGCGCTCTTCTGGGAACTGAGTAGAGATAGAAGCAACAATGTGCTGTTCTCCATCTCCACCATTTACACGGCGTAGGCCATGTAGACGCTTGGCCATTGCTTCTGCAACTTCTGCCATGCTTGAAATTGAGCTGCCTGCTGTGTATCCAGGAATGTC